AACTTACGAGCAGATTTCTTATTCTTACAAGCTTTTTTTGTTGTCATTCTAATGGCTTTAACCATTTTGTTAATTTCTTTCTTTGTCATGAGGTCGGTACAGGAATCGAACCTGTGTAGATAGTTTTGCAGACTACCGCCTAAACCACTCGGCCAACCGACCCTTTGTTTTACAAATTTAACCCAAATTATTGGGATAATATAATAATGTTGGGTTCTTTTTTTGGATATCAACCTCGGGATATCTTTCTTTAAATTTCATCACATTAAAAGGTTGAGTTATGATATGGAATCCACTTCTTGTCTTAATAAAAGTCATTCCTTGGTCTTTTCCTGCCTCTTTCTGTAACTCGTTTATATATTCTCTCAACGATACTTGGTATGGGTCATGATTGAATCCATCCATTGATACGTTATCAATATCGATAATCCATCTTTTCTCTTGAGTCTTAATCTGTCCAACAACCGAATCAAATAACCCCTTTTGGTTTTGAACTCCATTCTTAATTCTCTCAGCTAAACTCGCCAACATATCCAAAGACACATCTCTGTGATTTTGTTTCTGAACATGAATGTAAGCTCTTGCCTTGAACATCTCACATAGTTGTTTTACCTCATCATATCTCCTTTCCAAATGGTCAATTGATTCAATGCAATATGTTTTGATAGTTCTAACCGACTGATGGTTATCTCTCTCACCTTCAGGTTGGTCTTTCTTACGTTTGAAGACATACAACATATAGAAGTCTCCCTTCTCCTCGAAGTTTAATAACGGTTTTATTATGTTTATGTTATCTATCATCTTATTGTTTTTTATTTAACCATGTCAAAATTAACATTATTATCCGACATTAACTCACGAAGTTCATCCCTTATTTCTTGATAAGCGTCGTACTTATCTTGAGGTAAATTGTCGGGAGCATATTTTGTTTTAGTCCTTAAAGATTGGTCTAATTCCCATAAGACCGACCAAAATTTAAGACCCTTTGTTGCCAATTCAAACTCCTGATTATCTTCAGGTAAATTAAATTCAAGTATTGCTTTCATAATATATGTTTTTTGTGACCCCTCCGAGACTCGAACTCGGGACTCCTTCATTAAAAGTGAAGTGCTCTAGCCAACTGAGCTAAGAGGTCAAATACCCCACTTCACCAGGTTAACGGACTGGCTGCCATATGGGAGTGGGGGTTTCCCGTTAATTCGGGACTCCGTGGTAACGGTCAGAATCGAACTGACGACACCTTGTTCTTCAAACAAGTGCTCTACCGACTGAGCTACGTTACCAAGTAAAGATAATGATGGAGTACCCGTCTCGCTCCAATCTTAACTGCTTTCCTGAGTTTTAGGAGGCCTCGGCAGAAAGGGTGATGAACTCTGATTCCATTCGGAATTGTCGACATTCCATTGAATGGTAAGGACCATTATCTTAGTAGTTCCTGTAGGATTCGAACCTACGACTACTTGCATGTAAGGCAAGGACTCTTCCACTGAGCTAAGGAACTGTAAATTATGTATCGCGTACGGGGTTCGAACCCGTAATCTTCATCGTGAAAGGATGACGACTTAACCAATTTGTCCAACGCGACGTTTAAATCAAGTACAAAATTACAACCAATATTTCAAAGAACCTAACAATTTTAAAACAAAAAACCCCGAACCTTTTTACGAGTTCGGGGTATATAAAAAATTTGGTTTATTTTTATTTTAAAAAATTACTCAAAAATTATATCCGAACTACAATCGCGCATACGCTCATACCAACAAATCGATTTTTGCTGTGTACTAAAGACCATATGTTTTATTGTAGTTTTCATTATTTCTAATATATAGTTCAAAGATAGTAAAAATCTCTGAGTTGTCAAATTATTTTTAATAATCGATTTTATGGTCTTGAGGTAATGTCATACTTTGACCAACAATTACATCCCTAAAACCTTTAGTTACGGGTTCCACATAGTGTGGGTGAGTTAAACCTCCTGGAAACACGATAACATCCCCTTTTTCTAATCTGTAAGTAACATTCTGTCTAGGAAAAATTAGTTTACCTCCTTCATAATCATCAGTTAAACATCCAACCATACTTAACCCACTAAAATCCCAATGAATATCTTTTTCACCGTTAATTAAACTATTAGGTGTATAATGAAGTAAGAATAAATCTCTCCATTTTGTTTCAACAAATTTACTTAATTGTTTTATAGTCTCCTCACTTGAATTTAATCCTATTCCTTTTTCAACATCATACGTACTAAAATAATGTCCCAAATATTTGGATTCAATTTCAGAAAACCAAAAATTATCAAAAATATAAAATGTGTTTTTATCCTCAATATGTAAATCTAATCTTCCATCAAAACCGCTCTTATTTCTAACCGACATTAGTCTTTCAATAAGTTCATCAGTCATGATTTTTGGAAATACAAAAATATCTAAATCTATTTGTTTCATATTATTATTTTTTTATATCCTTTAGGGGCAATATCGGAATCTTCTCCAGGTACTTGATAGAAGTATTCGTCCCATATCTTATCAGAATTTAGGAGATTAGTGTTTTTTATTTCTAATAATTTCCAATCCATTCCTTTATCTGCCTTTCCAACATTCATTATCCAATCATGTATTTTTTTAGCCCCTTCAGGCCAAACAACGTATGCTAACGACGAAGGTTCTAAATCTATTAACCAAAAAGCATCTAATTGTTTTTCAACAATACTCTCAAACGTGAAATTAATATCTTTCTTTATTTTAACATCATCCTCAAAAATAAAATACGGTAAATTCTGCTCAGAACATTCTTTCAATAGCTTTAGATGAGTTAAGGTATTACCATAGATACATTCTTTTATTATACCCCAATCTTCAAACTCATTATTTAAAAATAATTCTTCAATCTCATCCGTAACAATTAAATCACGTCCATCAATTGCGTCATAAAAAGAAAACTTTAGATTGTTTTTTATAAACAAATCTTTAATTTTTGCTCTTCTATCGGGTCTTCTTTTTAATGAAATAACAAAAGTTTTATATAGCATCTTTACTTGTTAATTTAAACATATTATTTATTATATATATAATATAGATAATCATTTTTTTCCGTCTTGAATATTGAAATTAATAACACATCTATGTGTTTTTCCGTAAAATGGTTTAACCGAATGTACGATATCATACGGCCAAATGATTAACATACCTTTTTTAGGTCTGATAAAGTGAGACATCCCTCTAATATGGAATGTAAAAACTCCACTATAAGGATGGTCGGCAATAGGGTCACCGTCAGATAAGTAATAACCTCCTGAGAAGTTTAACATTGTTTCTTCATTTGGTTGCCATCTACAGTGATTGTGAGCATTATGACCTCTACCTTCAGTTGGGTTATAATATTGAATCCAGCTCTCGGTAATATCAGGTTTTCTATTGTGTTGGAACCCTAACATGTCTAATAACTCCATATAACCACTCTCAACCCTTTGTCTAATCTTCTTAACGTTCTCATTGTTGATGTCAAGAAAGTCGTTAGGCGGTGTCCAAAAACGACTACCAATAGGATTATACTCTGTAGGTTCCACCCACATTTCTCTCTTATCGTAATTCACAGAATAATTTGATTGTCTGTTAATGTCGTATTGTTCAGGAAGTTCCTGACCCATTAACTTTTGTTGGGGAGTTAGATTCTCAAACCCAAACGTGTATACCTCATCATGGAATTCATCGTCACCGAAAACTTTCATGAATACGGGAATTGGAGCCAAATGAAATAAATTCGGTTGACTAGTTTTAACTAAAGGATTTTGTACGTACATAATTTACTTTCTTGTACCCCAAATCGGACTCGAACCGATACGACCGAAGTCACAAGTTCCTAAGACTTGCGCGGCTACCATTACGCCATCGGGGTAAATATCATTATCGCTTCAGCCACATCGGGAAAGGCGCCTCTCCCGCGTTGTTTAAGTGTGTATCTTGCGCCGTATCTCACTGAGCTACGATAATGATTGTGATTCGGATAGGATTCGAACCTATGACCTACGCATTAGAAGTGCGTTGCTCTATCCAGCTGAGCTACCAAACCAATTTTGTACCGAGGGAGGGACTCGAACCCTCACGGTCGTTACTGACCAAGGGATTTTAAGTCCCTCGTGGCTACCATTACACCACCTCGGCGTTATTTTACAAAGATAGTGAATATCTCTGAAAAAGTCATAAAAAAACCCCGAACTTTTTTGGTTCAGGGTTGAATATCTATAAATAGAACGGCTCTGAACAAATTACGGCATAAGTCTTCTTAATAGACCTTGTCTATCAAGTAATAACGTATGTAATAATGTTGTTCTCATGTTTTATAAATATGTCTTAATTTGCGAAGCTCTGCTCAAAATAAGTATCGCTTGCGTTTTCTTCAATGTTCTCTGTATGATTTAATGTAACTATTTTTGTGTTGAAGTCAAATATAAAGTTACCATCGGACCCTTCATTAATTTCCCATCCACCATAATTTCTTGATAATTCTCCGTAACACCAATCCTCAATTCCTGCAGGAACTTGGTCATTATTTTCTTCAAACGAACTCTCCATATAACCTGAATCACCTGACCCATTATAGGTTACAGTTAGGACACCATCATTGGGAATTTCGACATCGGAAAAATACAGTTCCATCCAACTATCAAACCTTTCAATATCCTCTTCTGAATCATATTCTCTTGAACTACCTTCACCTCTATCATAAAAAGACCACCAATGACTTAATTGAATTTTTTTAGCATCAACATCAATATCATATTCTAATCTCTGATAATTTATATTATCATCATGTTCTTTAATTAACCCCTCATCATCACAATATTTCATTATTTTTTGAAGTATTGGTATTAATCCTGATGGAATATCCGCATTATAGTTATTAGTGAAATGGGTAATATAATTCCAATCGATATCATCATAACTAAATGTCCATCCATTATCTATGTCAATTTCAACATTACCATCTTGCATCCCCATTGAACCTAAGTAATTGGATACTCTTTTTAAGTATTGTTTTTCTTCTGGTGTTAAAAGTTCTTTCATACTTATAAATATCAGTCAGTGAATTCTAATTTTATTGTTTTTAACATCCACTGAGGTCGTTGATTTGTAGATATGTTATTTACCCACTCTTTGGCTGACGGAATGTAGTTATTACAATCCTCTTTTATATGTTGTTCTCCAATATATCTTGTGTAAACGGTATCCCCGTCACTGTTTTTGAATTCAGTACCAAATCGTTT